GGGATACTAACTAGACTACTACTAAGTAGCCTAATCCATAGAGAGAGGATAGACAATAATGCCGTTCAACCCCTACGGGGTAAGCGGTAGTATTATCACCCCACCTAGACAAGTAAGAGCCAGTAAAGCGTGGACAGGTTCACGCTCTAAGCGGTTCTCAAATCTAGTCGTGCGTGATAAGTCGGGCAACATAATCGTAGCGGTTGAGGATAGCCCTGCGGTTAAATTGGCTAAGCGTGTCGTTAAGAACGCTAAACCTAAACCTGCCCCTGCTACCCCTAAACCCTTAACAGAGTTAGAGTTGCGTAAGATTAAGGCTGATGAACGCATGGCAGAATTGGCTAAACTATTGGCTAAACCTGCTGAGAGTTATCTCTAAATAGTAAGATAGTCCTGCCCATGAGTGGCGCGGTGAGTGTAGGGTGCGAACCCCTAGCAGGACACGCTGATAGTTGAGGCGACTTGACTATATGCCCTAAGTATGCTATACTTAGGTATAAGTAAGGAGTTAAGGCTATGGTAAGTAAGGGTTTTGTAATCTGCCCTAAGTGTGGCAGACTTAATCTAGGTTCTTACCCGCCCTGCCCTTGTAAGGATAAGGAGAACAATGGAGATAATTAAGGAGTTTAGCATAGATGGCTACGCTACCTATCTAAGCACTTATCTAGGCGAGATATGGCTACCCCATAGAACGCTGATTATCCTAGCGGTGGTGGCTATCACCCTAAGAAGTATTAAGTTATTCAGAGAGCGTAAGTAATCATGGATAATATAGTAATTGAGATTACTAGAGATGACTTAGAACTCATAAGAAAATCTCTAAGAACTCAGGAGAATTGGTACACAAGGTCAGACTTTAAGAGTATGGCTATGGCTACCAATTTGCTAAGAAATAAAGTTAATGATATAATGATAGAACTAGAACTACCTATAAAGTAAGGAGTTGATATGCCGATAGATGATGACGAACCTACCGAGTATGGTTGCGGTACATGTAGTTATACATCTACTAGCGAGGACGACTTCGTAATGGTAGGTGATGACCTACTATGTGAGAGTTGCCGAGCATATTGTAATTACTGTGAGGAGTATTGCCATAATGATAATACCCACTATGTAGAGGGTGTTGGTGATTATTGCGAGCCATGTTGGGAGAACCACACTAATTACTGTGAGCGTTGCTCATGTACATATTCCGATAATTATGGTCTGTACCATATTGAGGATAGGGGTGAGTATTGGTGTGAGGGTTGCTATGAAAGTGATGGTTCATATTGCGAGGATTGCGACCAATACTATCAGAGAGAGTGTGAAAATTGCGGTAATGGTATGAGGGGTTCTAACCTTATACACGATTACTCCTTCAAGCCAGACCCTAAGTTTATAGGTGATGATAAGAATAACCTATACTTAGGTATAGAATTAGAGATGGAGATTAGGTCAGGCGACCTAAACAATAGTGCTAAATATGTAGAGGAGAAGTTGGGTAATTGGTTCTACATGAAGCAGGATAGCAGTATAAATCAAGGTGGCTATCGTGGCTTTGAGTTAGTATCTCACCCTATATCCTTCAATACATGGAATAACTTACCACAATTCAATACCACCCTAGATTATCTAAGAGAACACCAAGAGGCTAGGGCATGGGACGCTAAGAGTTGCGGATTACATATACATGTAAGCAGGGCAGGGTTCAAGGGTGGCGCACATGTACATAGGTGGCTAACGCTTATCTATAAGAACTCACCAGAGATGATGAAGTTTGCGGGGCGTAAGTCAGATTACGCCAAGTTCAATGATGTATGGAAGTATGATGAATACGACAGACCATACTTCACACTAGCCGACAAGGTGGCAGACCCACAAGTCAATGGCAGGACAGAGAGATATTCTGCGGTCAATACGCAGAACAGGCACACGCTAGAACTTAGGTTCTTTAGGGGAACTACTAAGCCTAGTGGTGTCCATAGTGCTATACAATTAGCACACGCAAGTATAGAATACACACGCAACCTTACCCTATCTGATGTAAAGTTAGGTATGCTAAGGTGGGAGTGGTTCTATGATTATGTAGAAGCCAACAATGGCTACTACCCTGACTTATATGTGCGTATGTCCAAAGTACGCACAGTAAGTATCAACAATGTAGAGTTAGTCAATGCGTAAGGGGGTTAAGTATGTGTCTATTAGTGGTGTGTAATCCTAATTCCACACCAAGTAAAGATGAACTTACTACTGGTGCTTGTAAGAACCCACATGGATTTGGGTTCGCAATAGATACTGGTAGTGGTATTATATCTGAACGCAGTATGTCTGCTAAGAAGTCTATCAGAAGGTTCTTAGAACTTAGAGAGCAGTATCCCAATGGCTATGCCATGTGGCACGCTAGGTATGCTACTCATGGAGTTAGGAACGAACTAAACTGCCACCCATTTAGATTAGATGGCGAGCACGATACTTACTTAGCGCACAATGGTGTGTTAGATATTCATATACCTAAGGGTGATAAGCGTAGCGATACTAGGATTATGGCAGAGGAGTTATTGCCTAGACTAGGTGGCGTGTCCGCTTTAGATGACGACTATGTATATGATATGATTAGTTCATGGGCTAGTGGTAATAAGGTAGCAGTAATGACTAATGACCCTAGCGCACAGTACAAGATGTACATTATCAATGAGAACTTAGGTAGTTGGGACGACAAGGGTGTATGGTGGAGTAATACTTCATACAAGTCTACGCCTATCGTCAAGCCTTATACCTATGAACCTAGTGCCTACGATATAGTAGCACTAGATAATCACCTTGACCCTTCGATATATGAGGACAATAAGTTCGAGTGTCCTAATTGTGAAGCAGTAATAGATACATGGGAGAGTGAACTATATTGTACCATGTGTGAGTGTTGCTTTGATTGTAGCGCAACCTTCTTAGATTGCTTGTGCTATAATCCTACTACTAAGAGTATGATAAGAGATGAGTACGGATTTTTAAGTGAGAAGTGGTACAGTAGAGAGCCACTTGACTTCTAGAATTGGTAGTGATATAATCACTATCGATACCAACAGACACCACTTGGTAAATTGCCAAGAGGATAACTAATGAAAGGTAAAGTATGAAAACCACGATAGATACAGCCCGAGTATATGATTACTTGGAGACTATATCAGCAAATCTAAAGGACATAGCAGAGGAGTTAGAAAATGTAGAGTTCGACGCTAACTCTGAGGCTAATGGATATGAGCCAAGAGGTACAATTCTAAAAGCACTACCTACTCAGATGAGGTTCAAGACCAAATCTATGTGGGTATCTTTGGGTAATGGTAAGTACCAACACTTGACTGGTGAGAAAGGCTTAATCGCTAAGCACTCACGCCTTGACGGATACACTTCAGTAGTATTCCGCCCATAATAAACTAGTTAATTGTGGGTGGGGTAGTCGCCCCACCTACGCAAACAGAGAGGATAATATATGTTAGAGGAATACGCATGGACTTCTTATATCAGAAAGTCTGACACTCAAAGTCTATCAGATGACGAGTTAAAAGAAATGGTATCAGAATTAAATATGGCAGTTCAGGCTATCTGCTTTACTCATGGGATACATAACTAATGGCAGGTGCGTTTGGTACTGGTCTTAAGAATAGCGTGTTTGGCTATCTGTTTAATGACTTAGACTTAGATGTTAGTGATGGGTTATGTGTTAAGCATGATGACCCTGACCTATGGTTCGCTGGCGAAGCCGAGAAGGAGTTCGGTGAGAAGTGGACAAACACAAGAGCACAAAGAAAGAGAGCACAAGCAGAGGTAGACAAGGCTGTTGCTGCCCTGTCTGTATGTAGTAATTGTCCTGCTAAAGTTAATTGCTTAGAACTTGGTATGCGTGGCACACAGATATACTATGGTATATATGGTGGCACTATGCCGGGCGAGAGATTACTTAAACTCGGTAGGAGTATGAAGAAAGCGGAGTACGCTAACAAGTTGAACTTCGCAAATAAAGTTAGAAGAACTATGAAAGAGAGGGGAATAAGTGGATAGTGATATAGTCTGGCAAGGGGTAATCACTAATGATATGGTAGCAGGTTGGTCTACTGATAAAGTAAGTACACTTATCAGAGAACTAGACGACTTGGTATTCATTACATATGAAGAATTATCTAGCGACAGAGAAAACTTAGAAGGTCTATTCGACAATGAATACGAATAGAAAAAAGAAAAAAAGATTTAATATCAGAAAAGGATTTATATTGCTACTCGGTGTGGGGATATTACTTATACTGGGTATTAGGTTTGCTAGTCATACTGGTGAGCCTACTTCAACCCCGAAAGAAATATCTAAGGGTTGGACAGTAATGGATAGCAAGTCATACGCTCAAGATAAGTTATACGAGTGGCAATATAAACAATGGTCATGCCTTAATAAGTTATGGACTAAAGAAAGCAATTGGAGACCCAACGCATACAATAAAGTTAAAGTAATGGGCAAGAATGCTGGAGGTATTCCACAACTATTAGGGCTTGACCCCAAAACTCCTGCGCCAAAACAAATAGATAGAGGCTTGTCTTATATCTATCATAGGTATCACACACCTTGCGAGGCATGGAAGTTCTTTACTAGAAAAGGATACTACTAATTAAACCTAAACACATTACAGAACTTAAGCCAGATTACAAATCCGCTATGGACATTCGTGGTAGAGCCACTACTACATGTCCTTGCGGTTGTAATATCTGGAACTTAAAGACTATCTTTGATGAGGAGACAGGTGAGATTGATATGTACTTCTTAGATATGGAGTGTGCTTTATGTGGCACTCTTGCAACAGCACCGACACCCGATGATGAGGAGATATAATGCCTACATATTCTTATAGATGTCTTGATGATAAGGCACTACAAGAACTGAGTCGTAATGTTGATGACAGAGATGACTTAGTTACATGTCCAATATGTAATAGAGAAATGGTAAGAGAATATCAAGCCAACCCTGTACACTTCAAAGGTACTGGGTTCTATTCAACAGGAGGATAGTATGGAAGATACAATTCAAATACTTAAAGAAGCAAACAAAGTATTTGCTGATATGTTTGGTATTGAGGAAGGTGATAAAGATGAGTGAGCCTATGTATTTAATGGGTGATGATGTCGCACTTGGTATCAACCAAACCTGTGATGACTGTGATGAGATCGATTGTATATGCTTTGAACCTGATAGAATGTGGGGAGATGATGATTGATATTACAGAACAAGATGAGCAAGATGAAATGCTGGCAAAGTTCTGGGCTGACTATGGCGAGAGTCTATGGGTAGACCCAGCAGAACAGGAAGAGTTATGGAATGATACTGAAAGTAATTAAGTACAGTGTTATCACTGCGATAGCAACCTATTATATTATTCTTGCGGTGGTTGCGCTTCTAATTCTTGTGACTCCTCTTGACTAGGCTCAGTATCAACATCATTGTAGGGTTTGTATCCACCTATCTTATTGATAAGTCTACGAATGGCACGATTAAGTCTCATTCTTGCAGCACTATCTGTCCCAAGTTCTAAGTAGTTTGCTATCTCACCGAAGTCTAGGTTCTCCGCGAAGCGTAAGAATATAATTCTTCTATCATCCTTACTTAACTTCCAATAACCTGAGTCAACTTCTAACATCATAATAGTTAGGTTGCCGCCTTCGGCTGGGGCAGATGGTCTGCCTGGCCTACCAAGATTTAACTTATGTGTAACACCATATTCACCACGCAATACAGGTGGTAATAATGCTTCAACTATTTCTGGTTCATAATAATGTAAGTCAGTAACATCGTAACCTATAGACTTAGCCTTCCAACGTTGGCAATAATCTAATGCTTGATTACGAAGTGAACGATAGATTAAATTTTTAGCGTCCTTCTCACCTATTGCTTCCCAATCTTTAAGTTTATTTGGGTGCTCTGCGAACCATTGATACAGCGATTGTCTTATATCCTCTAACTCTACCATAGGAAATTTTTTATGGTACTCTGAGGCAACCGCTGTTACAATGTAGTCCCACTTCTCAATGCTATCCCAATCCACTTACTTCCATACCTTCCCATCAAACACGAATGAACCATCCATATTTACTGGAACAAGGTGTGGTACAACTTTATTTCCATCTACATATAGCACACCAAATCCCTTGTGCCAAGTAAATAATCCACCTCTAATATATTTAGCAAACTTAAAGTCCATTAGACAACCGACTTCCATACCCCATATAGTTCTAGGGTTACCACCAAAGTATGACTGAGTATAATGTGTTAAGCCCATGCGGTGCGTATGCCCACAGACTACACTAAGTCCTGCTCTCTTTGCTAATCCAAGTGCGGTAGCACCAGCAGTAGGTTGAACATTACCCTCATCACCATGAAGTAGTAACCAATTCGGTGCTAGTTCGTATGGTTTTTCGTGATAAGTAATACCTAAGTTATCTAACTTTAAGAAGTTCTTTAACTCTAACTCAGGTAAACCTGCAAGTCCCGGCGCTCTCATCTTGATAGTATTAAATAATCTATCAGTATGGTTGCTGCGAATCATATGTTTAACCTTTAATGATTCTAGTATACGATAAGTTTCATCTCTATCTTTACCAATAGACTTCTCATGCTCGAGTTCAGTACCCTTACTCCAACGTGAGATAGTCTGCATGTCCATTTCATCCCCGACTGATACTACTTCATCAGGTTTATAATGTTTGATGAAGCGAGACAGTACAGATACCGCCTTCCTATCATGGTATGGTACCTGCAAATCAGACACGCAGACTATAACCTTCATTATCTTGCCACCTTAGAACGCTTCAACCTTTGTATAATACGTGTAAGTTCTTTTATAGTTTCTATATTATCTACTGGATTTTCTTCTGCAAGACAATATATTTTCTGGTTAATTAAGTTAATTGAATCTTCTACTGTTTTCATTCATCCCACTTTCCTCTAAGAACTAGCAACCCTATGATTGCATAGTTTGCCATGTCCTTGAAAGAATCTTCGAAAGACTCATGCTCTGGTGCCATATCCCTTATTGAATCGTATAGATTATTTATACGTGCCAACTTGTCGTGCATACGAACCCTTAGTCCATTGATAGCACCACCTGGTGCATCTGCAATATTTCTTGGTCCGTAATCTTTATGTTTAGATAGAAGCAAGTCTAATAATTCTTGGAATGTTTGGGCCACTGCTACTTCAAATGACTCAGCGCTTGGCGGATTATTAACTTCCCATTTTTTACTTTTCATTTGCATCCTTATCTGTTGGGATTTTTTCTACTATCTTGTTAACTGATTGTTGAAGTCTTTCATAATACCAGTTATTAAATTCTTCTTGTCTATCTAGTTCTTTTATACTAGCCATTACTTACCCCCTTCAAGTAACTTCTTAATCTCATCATCTATCTCCATCATTTGAGATTCAACTATCATCTCTTCTACTATATCTTTAATTGCCTCGGGCTGTGTCTCAGCCGTAAACAGTGTCATGTATGTGGATTGGGTTATAGACTTTATTTGATCTGGTTTATTAGCATACTTAAATAAACATCTAAGTAAAGAACCTATCATTAACCTTGCACCATTAGGTAGTACTAATGCTGGATCAAACTCTTCATCATCTTCTAGTAGGTGGTCTGTCGCTTCGAACACATTTTCGAATCGCTCACCACATTCGGGACAAGGTGGAATCTCTTTACTCATTTAGTCCTGCCTTCTCTCTTATATAGTCTGCCCCATATTTAACATATGAACTGTTAACATCTTCACCATCTGGTAATTGAACAATAGTAACTGGCAGTTCTCTTGCTAGACTATTAGCAAATTCTTTTCCTGGTTGGTCACCATCCGCAAATACAAATATTCTTTCAAAGTCTGCAAGTAATCTTGTGTAATGTTTCTTCCAAGAGTTAGCACCGGGCACACCAATACAAGGTATACCAATACAACTAGACATGGTTATTGTATCTAGTTCTCCTTCACATACACCTATATAATTGCCAGCCTTTTCTATATCTAATACATTAAACATCTTTGTTTCTGCACCTGTCATGCCCATATACTTGGGTTCTACAGCAGGATTAAGACTTCTAAAACGTAAATCTACAACGCCAGTCTTAGTAATGTATGGTATAGATAGTCGCCCAATGAATGCCTCGTGTCCAATCTCAGCCTCCACGACTACGCCTAATCGTGCCAGACGTGCTGCTTCCATTGATATTCCCCTGCTTCTGAGGTAATCTTCTGCCTGATAAATGTTTGCTGCGTATCTCTGTGTTGCTAGATCCAACAATTCCTTCTGCGATTGACTTTGCTTCACGTATATCTACCCTTTCCTGCTGTGCAATAATTTGTAAACTATTACCTTGGACTCCGCAGGCGAAGCATATGTATATGTTATTGTCGAGATTAACACTTCCTGACTGGTGTGTGTCGGAGTGGAATGGGCACTTGAGATTAACTTGCCCGTGTCCTTGTCGTACTTGTGCTCCGTAGTGTATAAGTATTTCTCTGATATTTGGTAAGTCATTTACCCGCCCTCTTAATCCATTGTTCAAAATCTTCCACCACCCAAGCCTTGTTTATCCCTGCCTGTCTACGTTTAACTATCACGAACTTATTTGGAACTTCTTTTAATCCTCTAGCCTTAGCATAGTTCTCTGCTTCTACTTCTGCCTCTCGCCAGAACTGTGGTAAGTCTAACTTCTTTGTTGCTTTTAGTTCTAGTATGTTTGCTGTACCATCTAGGAAAGCAACTATATCACCCTCATCTTTAGCACCAGCCCTAGTTAATCTTTCGGCCAATACATCTTTAGACCTGAGCCATTTAACCACATCAGTTTCAAAGGTTGAACCCTTACGTTTACTATAACTACTCATGAGTGAACCCACTTATAGGTATACGCCATCCATTTATATAACTATCATAATACTCAGGCTTAGTAAACTCTTCTGGGTATGCAGCACCAAATATTTCTACCTCGGAAAAATATTCTAAATCTAAACACTTGGTACCTATGATAACTTTACCCTCATCCTTACGCCAGAATGGTATACTATCTTGAGTCCTAATTGACCTTACCTCTACGTTAGTCCCAACGTCAGGTAATGGATAACGTTTCTTATGTAGTGAATTAGGATACCAAGGATTATTCCAGGCTAGATTATAATGTTTAGCAACAGCCCACTCACATACATTGGCACGTATATTAGCATTAATTTCAGGCTCTAACTTGCCATCTGCTTTACCCTGTGCATAGTTAGGCTGGTCAGTAGAACCAAACTTAGCCAGCCATCTTTCTACTGCAAGCATAGTGCAGACTCTTACTTCATCTTTACTGAGGGTTATTATCACGCCACTTTACCTTAGGATATTTAGTTATATTAATAAAGAAAAATATGAAATCAAACCTAACAATTCTAGCGATAACTGTTGGAAAAACATTATCATCAAACTCAAGTAATCCATAGTACTCCATCCCTATACCCCAACAATCTAGGGTATTTCTACTTATAGTTATAGTATAGTTATTAATATCTTTTTGCATCAGTGGTTCTCAGGAATGTCATCTACAAACATATACTCAGGGTTGAATGCAATCCAAGTCATAAGACCTCCACCCGCATCTGCCCTTCCATATCTGTTCTTTACAGGTGCAACTCCCATCGACGTTCCAACAACACCAAGCGTGCATATAAGTGCTGGAAGTTGAGCAACCTTACCCTGGATAGCAGAGCGTGGCTGACATGGTGTCCCAAGAACAGCCTCACTAGTGTGATGAAGAACAACAACAGCCGAGTTCGTAGCACGTGCAAGATATTTCAACTCCTTCATGATTGCTCTCATCGAGGCAAACTCTTCACCACCATCAGTGGCTACATCCATTAAATTATCTACTATGATAAGTGTAGGAGAGCAACCCCATAGTTCTTCAAAGGCTTGCACTTCTTCATCGATATCTTGTAGTGTTGGCGCAGATTCGAATGACCAAACTATATGATTACTCTTTGATAGAGTAGCCTTGGTCCATCCTAAATCAGATTGCAACATTCCCTCTACGTCTGTTTGATTCTTGCCGGAAATCATAGACGCTAACCGCATAGCCATTGTATGTGCATTAGTATCAGCAGAGATGTAGAGTGTTGGTACCCTCATCTTTAATGCTAACGCTAGTGCGAGTGTGGATTTTCCAACTCCTGGTGCTGCAGCGAACATAGAAACTTCGGAACGCCTGATGATAATCTTGTTGGATTCGAATGCCTTAAAGCAAGATGGTAATGGTTCCCCACCAATACTGGCACGACCAACTGATCGGATAAGTGTACGCATCCAGGTTCCTTTCTAGTCCCGAAAAAAGATTTATGCCAGTCTTTTAGTTTACTGGTTTGCACTGGTCTGGAGTTCCTTGAGGTGAAGGACAAGACCAAAACGCATAAGGTTTACCGCTTGCCTTGCTGATACCCTCTCTCCAAATACGTGCTCCGTGCTTGCACACTGGCGCTGCTGTACCTGATGCTGCCGACACTGGGGTTGGAGCGGAGTAGTTCGAGGGCCTTGTGTTTGTAGTGGAACTCGATGTCGATAAAGGGGTTAGATTGTAAGCACCTACAACTTTCTGTTGTGTTGCAGCAATCTGTGGAGAGTAATCTCCAATACCTTCTAACAATACTGATAGTTCATCAGCAGTATTAGCACGGATATTTATCATATCACCTGATGGTGTCTTGTAGGAAACTTGTAGTTTCCAGTCTTCATTTGCCATTGTTTTCTCATTTCTTCGAAGTGAATTGACAGTGCTCTGTTAATCCACAACGATTGCAGTTGTTTGTATTAGGAATAAATATACCAGACTTACGTGCCTTATCGAAGGAGCGAACTAAGTAATCAAGTTTCTCTTCGGTGTAATCACTAAGGTCTATCATAGCAGAGGTACCCTCTTGTCTTGCCATCCAGTACGCACCATACTTGACATCTACACCTAGGATTTGTTTCAGTCCTAGTTTGTAGAAGCCAAGTTGTAAAGTACTAGTTGGGGTTTGTTGTGAAGTCTTGAGGTCAACCACGACTAACTCACCATCGACTTCAAACACTCTATCGAGAACCATCTTCACTGGTACATCAGCAAAGACTGGAGTTAACCCCAACTCTACGGCGGGTGCGCCTTCAGGAGTGTGCCAAATTTTCCAATTGTAATTAGCCTTACGCCAATCAATATATGACTGAACCCATTCAGGTCCTGTCTGTTGCCAGAAATCTACATTCTCCCTATTAGGAAATGCTTTAGATGTTCTGCCACCAACACGAGCAAAGGTTAAGTCAATACCCTCTGCTTCTTTTATCCAAGCCTTATCCCATAAACTTTGAGCGGTGCTCACGTAAGGCCTCCTTGAGTACTATCTTAGCATTAAGTAATCCAACTAATTCAGTTTCATCCATAGTCTTATCAATAAGAGAATCAATAGAACCAACAGCAACAACCCAAGTTTCTTGTAGTCCATTGAGATATCTGTCACGCATAATCTGATTATAGGTTTCCCAAGTTATGGTGGTAATCCCATTAGTTTTTTCGTTAACAATTTCAATCATAAGTTATCCAAGTCCCACATCTCAGTTGCGGTATGGAATGCAGACCCACCTACGGACCAGACTGATGGCTGTTCAGGTAAGTTGAGTAGTCGACCTAGGTAGTATTGATAACCACAGTCGATGTATGTAGTAAATGCGGAGTATGATATATGTTCAGGCAGGGTGTATTCCCCAAGTTGTATAGTCATGTCAGATAGTATATACTTATCCACAGGTTTCTGTGGGTACGTAGTTATAATCAGTCATACCTATATAAAGAATTCAGGTTTGTATAATTGTATATATAATATATAATAATAGGACCCCTTTGGGGTCTATAATATATAATATATAGAGATAGAAAAACACGAGATAGAACGACGAAAGACCCCCCTTCCTAGTATTTCTACTAAGTCGGGGGGTTTAAATGTCTATAAAGGCCCTTTAAAGGCTAATTAGGGGTATCTATTCGGCTCCTAGACCGTACTCTTTTTCGGTCTTATCTGCCCATTTAGCCAGAGGTCCTGCTATGGAACCGATTAGGATTGCATATTCAGGGGCCAAGTCAGCAGCAAGGGCTAGTCCCATTGTGATTGCTGATGCTAATACAGCACGAAGGTAAGACTTAACTGCAGCCTTAGTCTTGTCGCTCTTTAATCTTTCGATTAAGTCTTTCATTTGTTCTCCTTCTTTGGTAGTGGCTTTGTAGAGGCTACCACCTTGTTGAGTGTTGTTGCTTTTCCCAACCAAGGAAACCAAGGTGATGTATCATTACCGCAGTTATCTTTGATGGAAATATGTAGATGTTTATTATGAGGATTAGAGCCAGTATACCTGGATTCACCATTCTTAACTGACCAAATCTTACCTTGAAATATTAAATACTTAACTCTAAAATCTGATTGTAGTTTCTCATAGATTTCAAAACAATCAATACCGTTCTTAGGGTCATGAGTCAAGTCTACTGCTAGCCCAGTATTGTGGTCCGAATTCGGGCTTGCCTTCAGATGAGCAGCAGATGGTAGCAGACCATCGCTTGCTTTCTTGCGCTTCGGTCTTAACGCCGTCGCTTGACGGAGAACAGCAATTGCAGCAGGCGTGGCTCTCTTGACAACAGTTGTCATTTATTTTTTCCTTATCCATACTTGCCATCCCTTACGTAGGATTTCTATTTCATCTTTATGTTTATTCAACCAAGCATCTATTGCTGGCTTGGGATTTTTATCTGTGCCATCTGGATGGTCCCATTCATAATCATCAAATGCCATGATACCTTTAGGCTTTAGTAAGTCCCAAGATAGGTCAGCATCTAATGTTAC